AGGTTCTCAGGCGAATAGAAAACAAAAAGAAGAGACAGAGCAAGCGCCGCCCCCCAGCCGCGCGGGGGGGAACCCCTTCTAAGTGCGCATATGCACCATAATTGGCAAAATTTGTTGAAACTTCTTATCCTTAAAGCAGCTCGTCCACCATGCGTTGAAGGAGTATCCGAGGCCGTTTGCTTGCAAGCGGCCTCCGCTTTATCTTTATCGCGCCCCACAAGAAGGCGTCAGGCAGCAGCCACGGCACCCTTCCACCCATGTCCACCGCATGGCTAGACGCCAACCCACCTGACCGCACGCATGCCAACTACCCGCCCCAGCCCTGCTGAAGCGGGTAACAATAGGCAACGCCTCCTATACCACCTACCTTTCTTTAACGCTTAAGCCATCAGTTCTTATTCTTGCTTCCGCTTCCCACGCTTACGCCGACGCCGCCCACGACGCCGCGACTTACTGTTATGATTCCCCCTTGGCATGCCCTGCACGTTACTATTCCGCTTCTGCCCTTCCGTGGGTGTGGGCGGCCCCGGAGGGTTCTTCTCTCCCATTGCTGCCGCTTCCGCAGCAGTCGGCGACGAGTCCATATCATTACAGTCTTCGGAGTCATCGGCGAAATCCATCATCCCCGACGGCACCCACCCCGCTGGTGGTTCCTCCCCGGAAACCCAATCAGGCGCCGCCTCTAGCGGATCATCAAACCCCTGTACAGGGCCGGCAGCCACACTAGTCGCCTGCGATGCAGTATCATGGCACATAGTAGCTTTAGGCTCATCCACCCAGACAGCCTTACTTTGCGCCGGGGATTGCCGCTTAGCACGCCGGGATCGCTGGCTAGCCTGCTCTTGCTCTTGCCGCCACCGCGCCTGCTTCTCACGCTCATCCTTAGAAACCACATAAATGTCATGCTCTTTCGCATACCGCGAATCATTAATGAAAGCAATGGTGTGCTTGTTGTAGTGCACTTCTTCGGGGGTTGGAGGATCCCGAAGCTCCTTAACCTCACCTGCGCCACGGGCGCTATTACACGAGCGGCAAGCAACTACCAGCGTTTCCGGTGTCGAGTTTTTGTGCCCGTTGAGGGAATCATAGGTACCGCTGCGACCGCTCCTGCGATCACGCCAATCCACCCAACAACCGCACCAACGGCACTGATCCCCATCACGAATCCGCACCTTCACAAGCAGGTCAATATTGTGCTTATCTTTCGACCGCAAGCGGTCCAGCTCTACTTCTTCCTTTGATCGCATGTGGAAAAGCTCCCGGTCATCAACCAGCCGAAGCGCTGGATAACCCTCAGGGCCTTCCTCCTGGAAAAGCAAACCGGCGCCGCACAGCATCTCCAGCATGGCCTCTTCCCTCCCCGGCGCGATCTGATAGAGTGACCCATACCCAACCCAGTAGTCTGTCAGGTGCGCCGCTGAGATGATCGCCAGCTGTGCTAGCACGCCCACGGCTTCGTTCTTCAGCTGATGATTCCCCTTGCACACTTCGAGTAGTCGAATCATGAGCGGGTGGGTAACCAATGTGTCTCCCATACGGAGCCAAGGCATAATTTCTTCACCTTTTCCTTTGTAAATCTCAAAAATATGAACGCGCGCAATACAAACCATCACGCGCGTTCCTGTCGTGCCGCGCCTAGGCGGCGGGTTTACGCGCACTCGCCCGACGGCGCCGAGTACGACGCACGGGCTGCACTTTCCTAGCGGCACGAGCCGCCCGGGAATGGCCCTGATAGCAGCGTTGGCAAAGCCCTTCTCCCATATGATGCTGTTTATATTGGTACGGTGTATGACAGCACCTCTTCCGCACATGGGCCGCCACCAGAGCCTGCGGGTCCATAGGCCCACCACACCACCTGCAGCACATCTGATAGGGATCGCTGCTGGTTAGCGGTTGGGGGCGATCCGAATAACGCCCAGCAACCACACCGGCAACCCGCACCCCACGCCACTCACAGTCCGATAGCATCCGCTCACAAGCCTCAAGCAGAGGACACTGCGCGCACAAGAGTTTGGCCTGCTGGTGGCGCTTCCGCATCCGCGCCACCGGCTCACCCGCAGCAGACGGATCCCACAGACTCGGCGCATCACGGGTCGCCCGCATATCACGCTGCTGGCAGATACCCAGCTCAGCATCACCACCACACGGCAACATGGTCATACCGCACCACCAGTCGGATTCGTACGCAACCGCCGAACCTTCGCCTTCTGGGGCTTCGCCCCATCAATCACCGTGTCGTACTCAAACCCATCACCATCACGCACCACATCACCGGCAGCATCCGCACCGACATTAGACGACACTGCATCCGCGCCGGGGAGCCCCGGGAGGGGCTCTTGAACACCACGGTCAGCAGGCACGAAGGAATACGACTCGAACATGTCACCCAGGACGACATACACCCTGGCGCGGTGGCGTTGGGTTGCGAGCGGCACCGGGATGATATCTGTGTCAAACTGGTGTGCCGCAGCACCTAGCGCGGCCGCCTGGGCGGCAGTGAACATAATTGGATCATCTGCTTGGCCCACCGTCCCAGCACGATCTTTTGCTCGTGCTTTCGCCTCAGCACGCACCCGGTCGAACAACTGCGTCGTGTCCGTGGTGAACGTCGAATCAGCCCGCGCTGCGGTCACTTCCGTCAGGTCACCGCAGGTGCCGGAAAGGTCCTGCAATTGCACTTCCTCATCGCGGATGAAGATAGCGGCGCGGGCGTCGTCTTCTTCCTTATCCGGCTTCAATTTCAGGAAAAGCTTGGCGCTAGCCGTGGTGATTTCCACCACCCGGTGAGCCTCTTCCACATCATCGAAATAGGCACTCACATAGGCCTGCACCACATGCTGGGGGTTCGCAGCAACTACCAGCAAGCTCCCGGCATAGGTGATAAGACGCACTACATCATAGATTTCCGGTTTGCGCTCCGTCACCCCGACCACCGCCCGGATAGCACGCTGCAACTCCCGAACATCAACTACGATTTTCGACCGTGCCGGCATCTTCTCAGACATGCTTGCTCCCCGATCCAGCACCGGCGCCAGCACCGCCAGACCCATCGACGATTTCCCGCAGCTTCGCGGTCACCGCACCCATACAGGTAATCAACTCGGTCAATGCCGGTGCCGAAGTAGCAGCAGCACCGGACCCTGCCACCAAATCCGCCACTTCCAGAACTTTCTCCCGAGCGTTTTCCGCAAGCTCGCTCAACTCATCCCAATCACTAGAATGCACCGCATCGGACAGCTGCTTCTCCAGCTGGCGGTTTTCGATGCGCAACGCCTCCCTGTCTTTATTCACCCGATCCAGCTCCGTGTGCAGCTTACTGATACGGTCCGTGGCATCCACCGCCTTATGCAGCGCATCCAACGATGCCGATCGCTCCATCAGCTTTTTAATTACTTCCTGCTGCCACGCCATAGTGCGCTCCATACCGCTCCAGGCGCCGTTGAGGCTTTGCAGCAACTCTTGATCTAATCTTGGCGCAGCCATGCCGTTACGCCCTCCTTTCGAACCATAGCGGCCTCCCGGATAGCATCGAGGAAAGGCTGATCCAATGCCTGAATCTCCGGCGTGAGCTCTTCAAAAGGCACCAGCGCGGGGTGGTCCGGCCGGGCAGCAGACGCCCACGCCGACCATGCGTCATGCACATCTTCTAGTTGCGTATTGGTGCCCTTCGCCCGCATCAGCAGCGCATAGTTGTAGAACAGTGGCAACTGCTCCTTGGTGATTTCGTCGTCGATCTCCTCAAGCAGACAAGCAACGATCAACGCTGCATCCGCCTCCAAGTAATTCAGATTCGTCATTATGCAGCCTCCAGTGCTAACTGACGACGTGGCCGAGTAGCGGTCCGCACTAACGCCATATATCGTTCTTGTTGGGCCTCAACCAGTTTCATGTGGGCGTACGCCACCGCATCACCCCAACTGCGGAACGACGCAATGAGCTCACCGCCCCACAACACTTCCCACAAATCCGGGTACGACTGGCCGGTGAAAGCACCGAAAACACCGATTCGCTCCACACCCGGCCGAAACCGGATCCGCAATTTCAATTGCAAATGGTTCATGATTGTTTTCCCTCCCGCGCAATAGCCGCGTTGGCCCACATCATGGTCTCCTCCAGACGCAGCAGTGCTTGTTTCTTCTCCCAGCCATCAGCCAGCAGAGCATCCAGCTCAATAGCTAAAGCCTTGATCTTCTTGCCCATCTGAACCCGCCGCTTGCGGGTCTCAGCATCCAGGGTGCGGTAATCAAACCGCTTATCAATCTCGGTCATTATTTCCTTCTTTCATTTCAATTGCGCCACAGCGATGGTTGTTAGGTTGTTAGTCGCCGCCGCGGAGCACGTGCTTGCCGATCACGGTGATCGCACCGTCCTCGTCGATGTAGCCCATGTTCAGCATCGCCCGACGCCCAGCAGCGGTCATTTTCTTACCCGCAGCGTGACGGCGTAGCGACTTATACGCCAAGTGGGCCTCGTAGGTGTTAGACTGGCCAATACGTTTCCAGGACATTTCTTTTCCTTTCTCTGGTCTTGGGAGTGTGTTTCATGCAGTCCCCCGCCTTCCCCAGCGAGGGACCAAAATTATCAAGGGGTTTAGGTGAAGCCGCCGACTACGTGAACAGGCGAGTCAGCGTGGCGAACTTTTCAGCCGGGATCGCTTCAAAGAAGATGTCACCATCGAAGATGTGTGCGGCCCAGTCCTCACGACAGACGCGGAAACCGTCGATATTGACCGTGATAAGCCCGGTATCTTCCAGGACAAACAGGTTACGCATCTCCTCGAACCGCTCCTCCGGCACCCGGAACAACTCACCACGGTCCCCGCGGGTGAAGACCACACCATCATCGACGCGCTCAGCAATGGTCCAGTCGAAAAGCTTTCCCAGGTACACGTGCGTGGCATCATCCTGCGGTAACGGCTTCGGAGCAGGATACGAATCGCCCTGGGCGGCCTCCCCTGCGGCAGCACCACCATCATCGCTATCACACTCGTCATCCCAACGCTTCAGGAGATCATCCACAGCAATATCAATCGGGTCATCCACATCCGAAACAGCAGTAGCATCAGCAATCGACTCATCAGGCAACGCATCCAAAACGCCATCATCCACTGGCTGCGCACCCCGGAGCCGAATCTGAATCCCCTCATCCGTGGCCACCAGGTCGATCGTGCAATCCCGCTCTGTGTCCGCGTGCAGGTGCAAATGGAACTGGATAGGGGCGCCATCGCTCACTGGGATGCTCATATCAACCACACCAGCCCCCAACTCCGCACCGCTCATCATTGTTATTCCTTTCTCTTGAAGAGGTTTACGCACCACACCTCGTGGCGCTTGGTGCCCATGGCTGGATTCGAACCAGCAGCATCCATATGAAGCCCGGAAGGATGCGGCCATTTCATGGGCCTGGTGCCGGATAACCCGCCGGCGGCGGGGCTGAGATAGCTTGTCTAGATGCGATAGGTGTTGCGCTCCACCAGCTCCTCCACCTCCGCACGGATATACAAAATCTTTTGCCTTGAAAGGCGGATCCGAGACAGTCGCCCCTCCCTGGCATAGCGCTGCAGGGTACGGGTTGAAATCCGCAGATACTCCGCGGCTTCCCGGGTTGACATATAACGCGACGCCATTAGGAGACTTCCTGATCCTGCTTTACGACGGCACCATGCCCCTCACTGTGGTGCTCATTAAGCGACGTCACCAACAGCTCAATAGCTATGATTAAGCCGGAAATGCACTCACTTGAAGCATCAGCCGCAACACACTTCCAAGGCCCCAGTAGCCCATGAAAATAGTGCACCAACTGTCCATAAACCCGGATACGATCAACAAGCGATCGTTGCCGGCAAAAATAAGCAATACGCCGCACAGTGGTAATGCTCAGTTCAACAACAGACCAGCCCAAACGGTCACTGCTCAGTTTGACTCCACGAATGCAATGAGCCCCACCATCCTCGGCAAGCCTTATCGCAGTCGCATAAGTAAAATTCGCGTCAAAAGCAGCACCAACATGAAGCAACGCATCCTCGGTCTCTTTGGCGTATTCCAGGATTATTTCGATCAAACGAACAGAAGCCTCTTCTGACGAGGCCAAAGCCCCTTGGCTGGGGTCGCCTTCAGGCTTGGGATAATGGGTCTCCCAAACTTGAGAATGCTCGACCGCATCCGCCAGATACCGCTCAGCTATGGCAACCGCCACAGAATCACTCGTTCTTGTCATTTCTTCTACTTCCACTTACTTTCTCTCGGGGATTATCCTTCCCCTAGGGCCGCCTGCCCCGGGAAGGAGGTGATTAATCATGTTGAAGTTGTTCTACTGCGGTACAGAATGGCCAGTACTTGATGATGAGACAGCTCAAGAAGTGCTAGCCATGCTCCGTGACAACAAATATCCAGGACTCGTAACGCTCAAGCTCTTTACGGTTAAAGATGGAAAACCAAAAATCCATGTCAATCTTTCTGAGCACATTCCGTTTGTGTTTTACGACGGTCCAGCAACACACACCGGTAGCGCAAAGTTCGTCTAACGTGGGAAATATGTGAGCCCTTCCGGCATCCCCGCCAAGAGCTCTTCCCCATGATTCACGACTGATGCCAAGAACTTCGCGTCAGCGGTACTCAGCCACAGGCGCCGTTCCCCGGTCTTTGGGCGGATCATCACGCCTGTCGTGGTGATCTGCACCTCTACACGAGGGTTAGACACCTCTACCAGCACATCACCCAACGCCTCTTCAGAAGCGTCCTGGTCCTCAGCAGAATCCTCAGACGCCGTACCGCCCTTAGCCGTCAAGACACCAACAAGGTAACGGTAAGCACCGCAAACCGTCCGAACATTAGCCAACTGCCGCTCATCCAAATCCTTTTCCGACAATTGCAGTCCCGCCAAGGTCTCTTTCACCAATGCGTCAAGCCCCTGACCCTCAGGATCTTTCGCACTCTTGTTCTTCACAAAATCGCGCCCACAAGCTTCCCGAAACGCATCCGCCTCATCAGCGGTCAAACCCGCCGGGGACACACCCGCAAGAACGTACACGGCCCCATCCAGATCAATATCTGCACCCATCACAATCAACTCCTTCTAAACCAGATTTTTCTTCGCTAGCGCTTCGATCGAGTCACGGTTGAT